GTCCGTCAAAGGTTTGCACATCATCCCAAATCGGGAAAGGCGGGAGACTGCCATCGTTTTGTCGTGCCACAAGGACGGTTTGGGCGTAGGGTTCCCATTCAACGGCGCAGACGCATCGGTGTCCAAGTTGTTGGCCGGCCAAGATTCCTCCACCAGCGCCTGCGAATAAATGAAGCTCATTCAATTCCCCAGCCCCAGCAACTCCCGAGACCCAAACACATTAGCATCCCCCTCCCCATTCGCCACCTCAACGCCATCAATGACGTAGACCGCCGTCCAAGCGTCCGGCCCATCCATCCTCTGCCAGGGCACTAGGTCAGGATGCAGGACATGGCTGTCGCAGCCGGTGTATTGCGTGGCGATAGGGATCACGCTGCGGTCGAATCTTGCGCATGTCCAGTGCGCATCTTGGTCCGGCGTGGATGGTTCCGCCGTGCTGTGGGCGCAAGTCCTGCAGTTGACCTCCTTGGTCTTTTTGCTGCCGTGGCAAAAATCATGCCCAGCGCAGAACTTACACTCGTACCATGCCGGGTTGCTACTGAGCGGTTCGGGCATCCTGTCCGCCAGTGCGATGCGGTGCCCGCGAGCAATCAGGCGCTCGGCCTCGGTGCGGCTATAGCGCAAGCGCTCGGTGTAGATGCGGTCATCGTCTTTGCAGACTGCAAAGTAGAGCGCTCGGTCAATGTTCGTGCCGTGCATGTAGACCTGCATCTGGGCGGCATGGACTGGCTTGGATTTCTCGACGCCGTGCTTGACCAGATCGTCAAACGATTTCTTGCTGTGCGTTTTGGCCTCGAAGATGTGCCGGGCCTTCGGCGCACCAGGGACGCCAGATTCGATGACGCCATCCAGACTGCCGGAGACGTGCGAGCCAAAATCCACCCGGGCCTGTTCGCCCTCGGTGCTGTGTATTTCAATCCCAATGCTTTTGAGGTCCGCCGCTATGGTGGCCTCCTCCAGCCGGCCCCGCCGAAACAAGCGCAGGATGCGACCAGGAAAGGGCTCGCGCACGGCCCAGCGGAAGGACAGCCAAAGCCACCGATCACAAGCGTGGCCGAGTTGGCTGGCGCCAAGGTGCGGCCTGGGTAGTTCGACCTGGCGCTCGTGCGCGGCGTCGATGGCCGCGGCTACCTCGTCGGGGATTGGGATTGCAGACATTAGGCGGCCTCTGGCTCGGGTTGGACAGGCTTGACCCAAGAGACCTCGCAGCCACCGTAGTACATTTCCACCGTATTAAAGTCATGCTCTTGGTAGTCAAAATCCATTCGGAGTGCAACCCAAGCGATTACGGCTTGTTCAATCTCTTCTTTGCTCAACTTAATAATCATGATGTAAGTCCTTGTTTTGTAAGGTAAAAGCGTGACAGGTTCCTAGATTTATCTGTCACGCCCCGTTGCTCTATCTCACTTCGCCCAAGGCGGCGCAGCCTTCGCGCCAGCAGCTGGTGCCGCGGGCTTGCTTGCCGCGGGCATTGCGCTTGCCGCAGGCATTGCGCCGCCGGCGATGCCGGCAAAGTCTTTGACCTCGTTGCCTTCGCCGTACTGGTCGCTGCTGGTGATCGCCAACTTGATCTTCAATTGCCCGCCGATGAGCTGGTCTGTGTCGTTGACTTTGGCCAGGCCAATGGCCCGCATCAGGCTGTTCAGCTGCTGGCGGCCAATCTCCTCGGCCTTCGGGTTCGGGTTGGAGATGTTCAGGTTTCCGAAAATCGTGCGGCCCTGGTGCGATGGCCCGGTAATGTCGTACTTCAGGCTGATGTAGCGTCCAGTGCCGGCTTTGGTGTCTTTGACGGTCGCCTGGGTGATCGCCGCCGTGTACCAGCCGGCAGGCAAGGCCTCAAAAGACTTGCCCATCGGAAGGTCTGCTGCAATGTAATCTTGTCCGAGAGTAGCCATAATGTTTATTCCTTGGTGATTGAAAAAGACGGGCGGCCCGCCGTGGTGGTGATCGCGCCCAAGAGCGGGCGCGTGATGGATTCGTCAGCAGACTTCCAAGCCGACGAATTGATTTCGGGTTTCCAGCGGAACAGAGAACCAAGATGCTCGGCTAGGCCGGCCTCGGCAGCAATGGCCTGCAGCTTGTCGCTGTCGATCTTGTGGTTCAGGCGGCCAGCGATCTTGACCGTGTACCCGGCGTTCATAAAGGTCTTGGTGCCCTCCATGTCCTTGGCCACCTTAAATTGCTCGATCATGGCGTCCTCAACAACCCGCCGGGCTTCGGTTGCCAGGCGCTCTGCCTCTTTGCAAGCCAACCAGACCGCGATCATTTGGCACCGCCGATCTTTGCGATGATCTGGCTTAGGTCTGGCGTTTCCCAGGCAGAGAGCTTGCCGCTGCGGTCTTTCGCCAGCCAGAGGCCATCGCTGTCGCACATAAGCGCTCGCTGTGACACGCCCTCGGCGTCCTTCTCAACTCGCAGGGCCAGCACCTCGTCAAAGAAGTAAGGCAGCGCTTGGCCGGTCTTGTTTCCCGGCATCGAGGGCGAGTACAAGACCCGGCCCATCTCGTCTTGGGTCTTCTCAAGCTTTGCCGACATGTAGACGTGCCTGCCAGCTAGGTCGCGGAAGGCCCGGATAATGTCGGCCATCTGCTCTTGCATGGCGCCGTAGGCTGCTCGCGGGTCTTTGTTTGACTTCTTCTCGGCGTTCAAGACCACTTCGGCGATCTCGGAGATGGAGTCCAGCGCCACGCTCTGATAGTCCTTGGCTTCGTGGCTGTCGCGCAGCCAACTATATGCCTCCATCAGGGTGGCCATGCTGGTCACCTCAATGTAGGGCAGGTTCGCATCCTGAATGCTCAGGAGCCCGCCCTCGGCGCTCAGGATGATGGGCGCTGGCAGGGTTGCCGCCAGGGTGGTTTTGCCTGCGCCTGCTTGGCCGTAGACGAGGATCTTGGCGCCGTTAGACGCCAGTGATGCGGTGGTTTTTAGGTTGATGGCCATGGTCAGTTCGCCAGAAGTTTGGCAGCGATCTCGGGGCGGTTGCTGGTGAGCCAGTTCGCAAACTTGGCGGTCTGCGCGGCCTTGGCCATGCTGTTAGGCCAGGCGCGGCTGGGGGTGCGGATGTTGCGGAAATACTCAGCCACCTCGGCGCTCGGGGTCCAGCGGCCAGCGCCGTCTTGCTTGCCGATGGCGCGGATGCTCGTCCAGGTCAGGGTCTTGGTCATTTCGTTTCCTTCGGGTCAGCACTCGTCGGGAGATCCGTTCAGTGCATGGATAGCATCCTACACCATCTTTTCGACTTGTGGTACACTTTTTTTCGATCTTCACCAACTTTTTTTTAGGAGTACGCTTTATGATGACGATTGAGCAAGTCGTTGCCGCTCTGCAAGACCGCAAGGTCCGGGTCGTTGCGGCAGCGACAGGGCTGCACTACAGTACCGTGCTTGCCCTCCAGCGAGGTCGCAGCAAGCGGCCACGCATCACCGCGATACAGCGGTTGTCGACCTATCTATCTAAGGCTCCAGCTAATGGCAGACCTGACTAGCATCTTCGGCGGCGCATACGCCCTCCCCGAGCCCAAGAGGATTGAGCCACCAGGCGAGCAGCTAAGAGAGGCAATGATTGAGGCGGGCCTGGAGCCGCCAGAGGCGATCTACTTAGACGGCAAGCTGCACCGGTTTAACAGCGGGACCAAAGGCACGCCAGGCCACAGCAAGCCAGGTTGGTATGTGGCCTTCGGCGATGGCGTCCCGGCAGGTCGCTTTGGCTGCTGGCGGGCAGGCATTGAGCAGGCTTGGCAGGCAGAGATGGGCAGGAAACTCACTATCGCCGAGGAGATGGCACACACCCGGCGAATGGCCGAGGCCAAGGCGGCGCGGGAGGCCGAGCAGGAGCGCAGCCAGGCGGTTGCCGCCAGCACCGTGGATGCGATCTGGACAGCAGGCGGTGCGGCGAGTGCCGATCATCCGTATCTAGCACGAAAGGGCATTGCACCCAACGGCGCAAGGATTACCGGCGACGGGCGGTTGATGGTCCCGCTGTACGGCTCGGAAGGAGATTTGGCAAGCGTTCAGTACATTGCAGCCGATGGCGAGAAACGCTATCACCCAGGCGGCGCTACGGGCGGGAAGTTCTGGATGCTGGGCGAGCCTAGCAGCACCATCTACATCGCCGAGGGCTTCGCCACTGCCGCCACGATTCACCAGGCCACCGGCAAGGCCTGCGCTGTTGCCTACAGCGCCAGCAATCTGGTTCCGGTTACCGGCGAACTGCGCGAGCGGTTCGGGGCGCAGCAAGACTTGGTGATCGTTGCTGACAACGATGCGTCTGGAGTCGGTCAGCGCTACGCAGAGCAAGCCAGCGCCAAGTATGGCGCTCGGTCAGTGATGCCGCCCGCGGCTGGGGACGCCAATGATTACGTTCAGGCAGGCAACGACCTGGCGGCATTGCTTGAGCCATCGGTGAGCGACTGGCTGATGCCAGCGGATGAGTTTTCCCGCCAGCCTGCGCCGATCAGGTGGATGGTCAAGGGCTGGATTCAGCAGGCCGCGCTCATCATGGTTCACGGCCCGAGCGGCGGCGGGAAGACCTTCGCTACCCTTGACTGGTGCCTGCGGATGGCCCAGGGCCAGCAAGATTGGTTCGGGCATCGGGTCACGCCAGGCGCGATCGTCTATCTGGCGGGCGAGGGCCACCACGGTCTGCGCAGTCGGATAGCGGCCTGGAAGGAGCGCCATGGTAATGGTCAGGCTCTTAATATGTATCTCAGCAAGAGCGGCTGCGATCTAGACACGCCAGAGGGCTACCGCAAGGTCTCCGAGCACATCAGGGCGTTGCCCATCAAGCCCGCCGCTATCGTGATAGATACCCTGCACCGGTTCAACTCCGGCGATGAGAATTCATCCCAGGACGCCAAGGCGATGCTTGATGCCTGCGCTATGTTAATGGCAGAGTTTAATTGCACCATCATACTAGTCCACCACACTGGCGTATCTGAGGAGACTCAGCACAGGGCTCGGGGCTCGAGCGCCTGGCGCGGTGCGCTGGACATTGAGATCAGCATCGTCCCGGCCAAGGGCGACTCGCCGATGGAGATTATCCAGCGCAAGAGCAAGGACGCCGAGTTGGCGCCGACCTTATATGCCACGCTTGAGAAAGTAATTATTCCGGGTTGGTTTGATGAGGACGGCGAGCCGGTCACCAGCGCCGTGCTGGTGCAGGCCGGCGAGCCTACCAAGGCCATCAGGGTCAAGCTGCGTAGCCCCAACGCCAACGATGGGTTGGAGGCGTTCAAAGTTCTTGACATGCAATACGTTGGCCACGAGGAGTGGCGGGCGGTTTTTTACGCCATGTCGGAGCTCTCCAGCACCAACTCGAAGAAGCAGGCGTTCGCCAGGGTGGTGTCCGAATTGCTGGATCGGGAGGAAATCCTCCAGACCGAGCCGGGGGTCTATGAGCTCAAAATTGACTTGCCATGACCGGTACAGACCGGTACAAGACGGTACAAGCCGGTACAACTGTACCGGGGCGCTATGCCGCAACCCGGTACAGACCGGTACACACCCCTTTAGGGGTGTACCGCTTGTACCGGTGCAGCGGGTCAAAAACGTGTATCTGGTGCCACAGGGATTGACAATGACCTTTTTTTGCTATGATCGGCCACATGACTGAAATTGCCGCCTTTGTTCTGGCGTTGCTGCACTCCAGCACCAACGCTCATCTGATGCACTGGTCGACCAAGAGCCTGTCGGTCCATCTGGCGCTGGGGGACTACTACGCGCAGATCATTGACCTGGCGGACCAATTCGCTGAGGCCGCCATGGGCCGCTACGAGCAGCTCAAAGAGTTCCCGCAGGACTACCACCAAGCCACCGAGCCGGTGGCGTACCTGGAGTCCATGAAATCGTTTGTCGAAGAAGCGCGGCAGCACTTGCCCCAGGACAGCGAGCTACAGAATCTTGTCGATGAGATTGCCGACCTGATAAACTCCACCCTCTTCAAACTCCGTTTCCTGGACTAAATACATGCTGCAACCGCTCCATGATAAGGTAGTTATTAAGCCAAATACTCGGCAACTATCTGATATTATTATTACCAATAACAAAGAGCCGTTCAATGAAGGGACGGTGGTGGCTGTCGGGCCGCTTGCGCTGGACGTGCAAGTGGGGGATTTTGTCAAGTATGGTAATGGCGACTATTTGAAATGGCCGACGCATAAGGTGGACGGCCAGGATTATCAGATTATTCAAGAAGCTGATATTTGTGCTATTGTTGAGCATTAACTCAAAGGAATATAACCATGTCTAATTCTATTGCTACTGGCGTTGCATATAATGACCCGGAGTTCTCGACCGTTTACGCTACGGCGGAGATTGGGTACAGCACGGCGGCGCAGGGTACGGTGACGCAAGCTACCAGCAAGTCCACCGGCGTGACGTTGAACAAGTCCAGCGGCCAAATCACGATGAACAATGCGGCGCTGCTGAATGGCGCCATCGTCTCGTTCACGCTGACCAACAGCTTGTTGTCGGCCAAGGACGTGCTCATCATCAACGTGTCTGGCGGCTTGGCGACTAACGGCACCTACACGTCGTTTGTCTCAAACGTCGGCACCGGCACGGCGGTCATCAGCCTGTACAACATCAGCGCGGGCTCGTTGTCTGAAGCTGTGGTCCTCAACTTTGCAATCATCCACGGTCAGTAATCATGCCACTCATGAAGTCAGCAAGCCCCAAGGCGTTCAGCGCCAATGTCAAGGCTGAGGTGAAAAGCAAGCCTGTCAAGCAGGCTGTGGCCATCGCCTATGCTGTCAAGAAGGCGGCTGAGAAGAAAGAGAAGAAGTGAGGATTGAACAGCGCCCGGTGGCGGGCCTGATCCCCTACGTCAATAACAGCCGCAAGCACAGCGATGAGCAGGTCGCTCAGATAGCGGCCAGCATCAAAGAGTTTGGCTGGACCAACCCTATCCTGGTGGATGGTGCCAACGGCATCATTGCTGGGCATGGGCGCTTGATGGCGGCTCGCAAGCTGGGCATGGAGGCCGTTCCGGTCATCGAGCTGGCGCACCTATCCGAGCCGCAGCGCAAGGCGCTCAAGACAGCCACACTAGAATCAACCGGGCAGCCATTTGGCCTTGACACTTTGCCTCAATAAAAGATGCTACCCCACGAACCCACCGAGAAAACCCGCTCCCAGGCCCAATCCGCAGCAGGCCTGGGGCTGCCGCACGAGCAGATCGGCGCTCTGCTGGGCATCAGCGATGTGACTCTGCGGAAATACTATGACGTTGAACTGGCGCTTGGGAAAGCCACGGCCAGCGCCAGTATTGCCAAGACGCTGTTCAATAAGGCGATGGCGGGCGATACCACGGCCATGATTTGGTGGACCAAGGCGCAGATGGCTTGGGGCGAAACGAATACCACCAAGCTGGCTAACCCGGACGGCACGCCCATTGAGGGCATAATGGTTTCGTTCGTCAAGGCTAATGAGCCAAGCACTTAACAAGGCCATCAGCCTGGCCGAGTTCCCCGAGAAACTCGCCTGCCTCTTTGAGCCATCCCGCTACAAGGTGCTCTACGGCGGGCGCGGCGGCGCTAAGTCTTGGGGCATTGCTCGAGCCCTGCTTATCCTCGGCGCCAAGTCCCCGCTGCGCATCCTGTGCGCTCGAGAATTCCAGACCAGCATCAAGGACTCTGTCCACAAGCTGCTTTGCGACCAGATTGAGGCGCTGGGGTTGCTTGGGTTTTACGAGATCACCCAGGCCACAATCCGGGGCAAGAATGGCAGCGAGTTTGCCTTCGCCGGCCTGCGCAACAACATCAGCAACATAAAATCATTCGAGGGAGTGGATATTTGTTGGTGCGAGGAGGCTCAGAGCGTTTCAAGATTGTCGTGGAATGTCCTAATCCCAACTATCCGCAAGGCGGGCAGCAGCATATGGGTCAGCTTCAACCCGGAGCTTGAGACCGACGAGACCTATCAACGCTTCGTGCTCAAGCCGCCCGCGGATTGCATGATTCGCAAGGTGAACTGGTCCGACAACCCTTGGTTCCCCGAGACCCTGCGGCTGGAGAAGGACGCGCTCAAGGAACGTGACATTGAGTCCTATAACACGGTCTGGGAGGGCATATGCCGCCAGACGGTGGATGGTGCTATCTTTGCCCGCGAAATGCAGATGGCCGAGCTCCAGGGCCGGATTACGACCGTTAACTACGACCCCAGCAAACCCGTTCATGCGGTGTTCGACCTCGGCTGGTCAGACTCAACGGCGATCTGGTTTCTGCAGTTCATTGGCATGGAAACCAGGCTCATCCGCTACCTCGAGGACAGCCAGCGCACCATCAGCCACTATATGTCCGAGATGCAGAAGTTCGGCTATGTCTACGACACCCTCTGGCTACCCCATGACGCCCAAAACCAAACCCTCGCCGCTGCGGGCCGCTCCATCGAGGACATTGTTCGCTCGGCGGGCTATAAAGTCAGCATTATTCCCCGCGTACCGATTCCCGACTCGATCAACGCAGCCCGCACAATCTTCCCGAACTGCTGGTTCGATAGAGAGGCTGCGGCGGATGGGATTTCGTGCCTGCGCCACTACCGATATGATGTAGACCCCGAGACTGGCGGATTTTCTAAACAGCCGCTGCACGATCACTACAGCCACGGCGCGGACGCATTTAGGTACATTGGCCTGATGGTCAACGAGCCACGCAAGACCAAGAAACGGGCGACTTTCTCGCTCCCGGCGAACTGGATGGGATGAACATGGCCTACTACTCTGACAACGATGTGAGCCCCGACAAGCGCATTGACGCGGCAATCAAGTTCCTGCGCCTGGCGGGAGACTCCGACTCCACGAACCGGGCCGATGCGTTGGACGATCTGAAATTCGCTGCCGGCGATCAGTGGCCGGTGGAGATTCAGAACAGCCGCAACCTTGACGCTAGGCCGTGCCTAACCATCAACAAGATTGACGCCTATGTGCGCCAGGTCACGAACCAGCAGCGCCAGCAGCGGCCCAGGATCAAAGTTCACCCCACGAACACCCAAGCTGACGCCAAGATCGCGCAGACGCT